CTAACATAGAAAGATATAAAATGAACGCAGAGAAACAAACGCAAGTAAAAAGTCCGACTATGCAACTAATTGATCATTGCCAAAAACAGAATGAATTAATTTTTGCAACTCGTAAAAGATTATTTAAGTTAGAACATAACTTTAGATTATTAATCTTAGCAATCGCAATAACAGGTTCAGTGACAGCATTAATGGGATTGGTGGTTGTTAATGGTTAATGGCGAGAAATTTGAAATATCTTACTATGCTAAAAAACATGGTAAGTTTATCAGTAGACGTGGACAATGGAATGATAAGTGTAAGTATTGGTTTAGTAAATCATTAAAACCATTGATTACATACTTTGATATTGACGCAAATAATTATCGTACTGCAAGTGGCAGTTATTGGATTAAGCGAGGTAATGATGAATAACAAACATTTTTGCCAAGGAACTAATTGCCATACTAATCCAACACAAGATAGATTTTTAAAATCTCGTGGTGTGATTAGAGGTCGATATGCATATTCAACACCAGACAGAACACCCAACCAATATGGTTGGGTTCCAAATGGTTCAGATGTTTATTTTTGTAGTCAAGCATGTAAATTTGATTGGTTAGCAACTAACATGGAAAACATCGAACATGGTCGACCGATTGAGTTTATTAGACATAGACGCGAGAGCCAAGGTTATGCCAAGGTTAAGAATGATAATCGTTGGGGTGCAAGTTATTCTATTGAGAGGGTTGACAATAACAGAGAATAATATAATCTCCTAGATATAACAGAAAGGTACAAAATGGGAAAACTAAAACAAGAAACAATGATCGACGCAACCGAGGAACGTAAGAATAGAATGAACGGAAAGTCGTGCTTACTTACACCTCATGAGGCTAAGATACATGACGATATATTCCTTAATGAATTACAAGCTACCATTGAGGACAAACAACCTGGTAAATCAGCAGGTGACTCTAAATTATGGGACGAAGTTAGAAAAGGTTTAGATTACTTTAGACAACATAATGCAGAGGCTTACATGGTATTACTCGATTAATACTTGACACAACATCTAGGGTATGGGACAATCCCATACCCTATGCAATAACCACATAGCTCGCACAAAAATTATACGGGCGGGCCCACCCCAAAAATCTATAGAGGTACCACGGGAGGGCCCACCCCAGATTGCTTTTGTAAAAGTCGACCACCCCTAAATATAAAAAGGGATCCTAAGTCATACTAAAGTTGAAGATTTAGACAGTTATGGTATAGATTTTAAAAACATATTGAAGATATGCAAGAAGAAAAAATATTACAAAAAAAATTACAGGGTTTGACCCCGGAAGAACAGGCTGAGTTACTACAACTTGAAGAAAGTGTAGAACTAGAAAAAGCAAAACCAAATATTATAGGAAATTTTTTAAGTTTCGTTAAATACGTTTGGCCAGAGTTCATTGAGGGTTCACACCATAAAATTATTAATAAAAAATTTAACGATTTGGCAAATGGTAGAATCAAACGATTAATTATTAATATGCCTCCTAGACACACTAAATCTGAGTTTGCGTCGTATTTGCTGCCAGCTTGGATGATTGGTAAGGACCCTAAACTAAAAATTATTCAAGCAACTCACACAGCAGACCTTGCAATTGACTTTGGACGTAAGACTAAGAACTTAGTTGACCAAAGTAATTATAGAGAATTATTTCAAACAAGACTCCAGGAAGACAGTAAGGCAGCAGGAAAATGGAAAACTGAACAAGGTGGTGAATACTTTGCAGCTGGTGTTGGTGGTGCAATCACAGGTCGTGGTGCAAATCTATTAATTATTGATGACCCACACAAAGAACAAGATATTAAAAAAGATAGTAAAGCTTTTGACAAAGCAATGAATTGGTATACGTCAGGACCTAGACAACGTTTACAGCCTGGTGGTGCAATTGTAGTTGTAATGACACGTTGGTCTACTAAAGACATAACAGGTCAATTATTAAAAGCACAGACTGAAGAAGGAAGTGATCAATGGGAAGTTGTAGAACTACCAGCAATCCTACCTGACGGAAACCCTGTGTGGCCAGAATTTTGGACCTCTCAAGAATTACTTAAAACAAAAGCCTCGATCCCCGTTTCCAACTGGTTGGCCCAATATATGCAGAACCCGACTGCAGAAGAAGGAGCAATCTTAAAAAGAGATTGGTGGCGTGACTGGACTCACAAGGATCCACCACCTTTAGATTATATTTTACAAAGTTATGATACAGCGTTTACTAAGAAAGCATCTTCCGACTTTAGTGCTATAACCACGTGGGGAGTCTTTACAACCGAGGCCGACGGACAGAATATAATACTGCTCAACGCATTTAAAGACCGCTATGACTTTCCAGAACTTCGGCGTGTAGCATTACAGGAATACAGGGACTGGAATCCTGACATGGTAATTGTCGAGGCAAAAGCTTCAGGACTGCCTTTAACACACGAGTTAAGGCAAATGGATATACCCGTTATTAACTTTACTCCTAGCCGAGGAAATGATAAACATACAAGATTAAACTCTGTTGCTCCTCTTTTTGAGAGCGGCAAAATTTGGGCGCCTATGCATGAACACTTTGCACAGGAAGTTGTAGAAGAATGTGCGGCTTTCCCATTTGGAGAATATGATGACTATGTCGATAGTACGACACAAGCCATTATGAGAATTAGACAGGGTGGTTTGGTTCGACATCCTGAAGACTATCCAGACGAGCCTGTTGTACGAGGAGAAGTAAAGTATTATGGCTAAAAAACAAATTATCGACGCAATCACAAAACTCTATTCTAAATTGGGTGGAAATATGTCCGATGTCCTTGGTACCCGGTCCAATGTTAATTTCATGGGAACCGGTAAGTCTTCAGAACCTTTCCTAGACATGGATTTAAATGTTGAGGCATTAGGTGTACTATCTCAAAGTAAAGCAGTAAACGAATTAAAAAGTGCAGTGGGTTTTGCAACCGCTGACAAACTTAACGATATTCAAGCAGGTAAGTTGTTGACTAACATGATGAAGATGGATGAGTTTTATAATCCACAACCTGTTACAAACATCACGGACATGGCAACAGGGACCAGGAATTTAGATGCAGAAGGTTTAGCATCTTTAAGAGATGACGTACCGTTTCCTGAAGTAGAAAAAAATACAACGGGTTCTGTAATGTCAGTAGATCCAAGAGGACCGGAATACGCAGGTATGGAATATCCTGTAAAAAGTAAAGCTTTACCTGATGAAGAGAAATCAGCTTTAATGTCTAGACTAGACGAGATTGTTAAAAAGAAACAAACAGAAGCAGCAGCTGCAAAGACAACACCTTTCGATGAAGCAGTTGAATACAACGCAACACCAGAAGATGTTGTACAGAATCTTGTAGACCAAAAGTTTGGTGTAGGCTACTTTGACAATGTTGGAGAAAGCACAGCTAAACGTGGATCAGCTAGAGAATTTTTAGTTAACGCATTAAAAAAAGAAAATCCTAATGAAACAACATTTGCAGATATAGTTAATGAAGTTGATGTTAGAGCAATTACAGAAGGTGGCGGCGGTGCTGCAGGAGATCCTATAGCATTAGTTGATAAATACTTTGGTCCAAGAATTGTGGAAATGTTACCATCAGGTGCAAGCTCAGAAGAGATTGCAATCTTTACAGAAAGAGTTTTAACTAAAGTTAGAGACGCTTCAGGTCTAAAACCAGGTGATCCAAGATTCGATAGAATGACAGCAAGGTTCGTAGAAGATTTTGCAAGAGGCGGACTAGCTAAGATCCTGGAGGTTTAATGGTAAAATTAGGTAGACCGTTATCTCAAGTAGATTTAACGGATGATCTTTTAAAAAAAATAAAAAATTTTAAACCAATTCCTGGAATTGGTTTTTCACTAGAATCTGATAATAGACCTGATTCAAACAGAGCACCTAAAATACGGGTAAGACTTAGAAACCCTAAGCCAGGTTATAATGGAAAAACTACTTTTTCTTTTGATGCAACCCCTGAAGGTTACAGACAAGCATTAAATACAATTGAAGAAATAAAACCTGCTGTTGGAAAAGTAAAAACACCTAAAGAGGTAGGTGGAGGTTCTACTAAAGTAATAACAGATTATAATGATCTTAAAAAAACATACACAGATGATTTAGTCAATTGGATTAAAACAAACGCTAAAGATGAAAAATACAAAACTAAAGGTGGTGTTGATAAATTATTTAAAGATGCTTTTAAAGAATTTAATAAAGGTAAATACATAGAGATGCCAAAAACCGGTGCAACAGGATCAGATGCAAGGCTTAAAAAGAATTTATTTATAAGTAACGGTAAGTTTCAACTACCAAGAAATTATAATTTGTTAGAAGGTTTTAGCACTGGAGGAGGTCCCTATAGTGGTCAAACAAATATTTTAAAACAATTTACGGCTTATCAACTTTTAGATAAGAACCCTAATTTTACAAACATAATGCAAGATCTCACTGATTTTTATATGGGTGAAAAAACAAAAAAAGATTTTAGCCAACAAGAATTTATTAGGCTTCAAAAGTTTGCAAGCGACAATAATATTGGCGGTTCTAGTACACTTGGAAAATTTTTAACTACTGCAGGTTTTGATTTTAAAAATAAAATATTTGAATTTACTGAATTTAAAACTGTTTACCAGCAGTTAGCTACTGAATTGGAACAACCTGGTGTAGCGGATTATAGAAAAGCACAAATAAAAACTGCTATGCAAAAAATTAATAGAAACACAGATACAGTTTTAAAACAATTAAAAGTTGAGTATCCAAATTTGTTTAGATCTCAAAGTATGGTATTAGAGCATGCAAACCCACAAGCATTTGCAAAAACAGAAAGTTTCTTTCCAAAAAACTTTAGATTAAAAGCTCAATATGCTCCATCATCATTTAATGCTTTAAAAAATATAAACTTTGACCAAGAGTTTGTAAAACTATCTAGTAGGTACAATACTGAAACAGATCCTGTATTTAAAAAAGAAATAAAAGATAAGATAAAAAATTTAGTAAAAGGTTTTAATGATAAAACTAAAGTTAAGGGTGTGGGTTACTTAGATGACTTAGATATTAATATATTAAAAGATCCAGGACTACCTCAAAAAATAAGAGTAACAGATAAAGCTAAATTGATTTCAGACATTACAGATCAAGATACAATTCTACAAGTATTAAAAAACACGCAACATTCTAATACATATTTAAAAAATTACCCTGATGCAAATGTAAAAATAAATCCTACTTCAAAAGGAACTTATGCAGTAAAAGATTTACAGCTAGAAGTGCCAACTGCAAAAGAAGTTTCTCAAAACCCTAATCTTACAAAATTTTTTGATCGTGCAAGAGCTGATGCAAAAGTAAATGGCAGGATATGTAAAGTTGTTGGAACATTTAATACAGGTGGGCCAGCGATTTCTTGTGTAGATGCAGTAGAAGATGCGTTACAAAAAAATCCTGAAAAATTAGCAAAAGATGTTAATAGACTTCCTTATGAAGAAGGACCTTTTAACAAAGTTAAAAGTGCTGCCACAGGTTTTTTAAAAAGCCCAATGTTAAGAGGTGCCGGTAAGTTTGGTGCGATTGCAGCAGGTGGTGCAGTAGCCGCGGGTTTTGTTAAACAATTTATGAACGATGATCCAACAACTTATTTGTCAAACGAAGAACAACAAAAAAATTTATTAATGGATATGGTGACAGGATCATTGGATGATACACCAGAAGAGAGTCCAGCAATCGGAGATGCTTATCTTCCAGCGTTAGGCGTAGCAACCGTAGCAGGTACAGCAGCAGTTGCACCATCAACAATCGAGGCTGCAAGAAGTGGTGCGTTAGGTGCAAAGAAATCTGGTATAACTAAAACAGCATTAAAAACTTTAGGTAGAGGTTTAGCTGCAACAACTACACCTCTTGGATTACTTGCAACTGAACCTTTGTATTTAGCAGATCAAGTACAACAAGGAGACTCATTAGGAGAGATTGCAACAAACCCATTTAATTATTTTGGTGCAGCGTTTGCAAGCGATGCAGATAGAATTGTATCAAGAGGACTTAGTCCTTCTATTGCAAAAACAATGAGACTAGGAATTAGCCCTACAACTTTAAAAACTGTATCACGTAGATTTGGTTTACCGGGTCTAGCATTATCATTAGGTATCAGTGGTTACGAGACTTATGATGATTTTAAAAATAAGAGGGGTTTTTTTAGCAATGAAGAATAAAAATCTTGTGGTAAATATGCAACACGTTAAATTTAAGGCAATCCCACCACTTAAGGGACCTGACTCACAAGGGTTGAATGTTCCATTAAAACAAGCTACAACAATAAAGAACTCGGAGAATATAAATGGCAGATATAGACAAAGCCCTACCAAACGTAGAGACTGAAATTAAAGTACCTGGCGAAGAAGAAATCGTAGAAGCTCAACAAGAAACAATTGATGAGCAAGTTGGTCCAGATGATATTGAAGTAACTCAAGAAGAAGATGGTGGTGCAACAATTAATTTTGATCCAGAAGCAGTTAATGCAGGTGGTGGCGAATCTCATTTTGACAATTTAGCAGAACTATTACCGGACGATGTTACAGGTAAATTAGGTTCTGAACTTGCAGCAAATTACAATCAATACAAGAGTTCAAGAAAAGATTGGGAAGACAGTTATACAAAAGGATTAGACCTTCTAGGATTTAAATATGAGAACCCAACTCAACCCTTTCAAGGAGCAAGTGGTGCAACGCATCCTGTTCTTGCAGAAGCGGTTACACAGTTTCAAGCACAAGCTTACAAAGAATTATTACCGGCTAACGGTCCAGTACACACAAGAATAATTGGACTTGCAGACAGAGCCAGAGAAGACCAATCAAACAGAGTTAAAGAATTCATGAACTATCAGCTCATGGATGTGATGAAGGAGTATGAACCCGAGTTCGATCAAATGCTTTTTTATCTCCCTCTTGCCGGCTCTGCGTTCAAGAAAGTTTATTACGATGAAATTCTTGGCAGAGCCGTCTCAAAATTTGTACCGGCTGATGATTTAGTTGTTCCATACACTGCAACTTCTTTAGAAGATGCGGAATCTGTAATTCACATGATTAAAATGTCTGAGAACGAAGTTAGAAAAAAACAAGTATCGGGTTTTTATAAAGATGTAGAATTAACTCCTGGTTACAATGAAGAAACAGAAGTTGAGAAAAAAGAAAGAGAACTAGAAGGTGTTAAGAAAACACAAGACGAAGATATCTTTACTATTTTAGAAGTACACACTGATTTAGATTTAGAAGGTTTTGAAGATAAAGATTCACAAGGGGAACCAACAGGAATTAAACTTCCATACATTGTAACTCTTGAAATGGGTAGTAGAGAAGTATTATCTATTAGAAGAAATTTCCAAGCAGAAGATCCACAAAAAAATAAAATAGATTATTTTGTACATTTTAAATTTTTACCGGGTATGGGTTTTTATGGCTTTGGATTAATACACATGATCGGTGGTTTGTCGCGAACGGCAACTACTGCTTTACGTCAATTGTTAGACGCAGGAACTTTAAGTAATTTACCGGCAGGATTTAAACAACGTGGAATCAGAGTAAGAGATGAAGCACAAGCAATTCAACCTGGAGAATTTAGAGATGTAGATGCACCTGGAGGAAGTATCAAGGATGCATTTATGCCATTACCATTTAAAGAACCATCACCAACTTTATTACAGTTGATGGGTATCGTGGTACAGGCAGGGCAACGATTTGCCGCCATCGCTGACATGCAGGTCGGAGACGGCAACCAACAAGCAGCTGTTGGGACGACTATTGCTCTCTTAGAACGTGGTTCAAGAGTCATGTCAGCCATACATAAAAGATTGTATGTGGCGATGAAAAATGAATTTAAATTATTAGCAGGTGTTTATAAAACTTATCTTCCTCAAGAGTATCCATACGACGTAGTAGGTGGACAAAGAAATATTAAAGTTGCGGATTTTGATGACAAGGTAGATATTATACCTGTTGCAGATCCAAATATTTTTTCTCAATCACAAAGAATTAGTTTAGCACAAACAGAATTACAACTTGCACAGTCAAATCCACAAATGCATAACTTGTATGAAGCATTTCATGCTATGTACACAGCGATTGGTGTAAAAAATATCGATAAAATTTTACCACCACCTCAACAACCAACTCCAATGGACCCTGCAACTGAAAATATTCTTGCAATGAGTGGAAAACCTTTCCAAGCTTTCAAAGGACAAGATCATCAAGCACATATTACAACCCATTTAAACTTTATGGCGACTAATATTGCTAGAAATAGTCCGGCTGTAATGGGTGCGTTAGAAAAAAACATATTTGAACACATTTCTTTGATGGCACAAGAGCAATTAGAGGTAGAATTTAGAGAAGAAATAGGAAAATTAATGCAAATGCAACAAATGGCGCAACAAAACCCAATGTTACAGCAAGATCCACAGTATCAACAACAAATTATGCAAATGTCGATGAATTTAGAGTCTAGAAAAGCAAAATTAATTGCAGAAATGACTGGAGAATTTAAAGATGAAGAAAATAAAATTATGGGTGAGTATG